GACCCGCCGTATGGGATTGATGTAGTTCAGGGAAGCACCGACGGTGCTTCAGGGCCGACACATTTCGGAACAATTGGGGGGGAAAAAATAGCAAAGGTACACAAGTATTCATCGGTTATAGGAGATGACACAACACAAACAGCACAAGATGTATATAACTTATTTTTAACGATGGGAATTGAAAAACAAATATATTGGGGTGGAAATTACTTTACAGATTTCTTACCACCGTCACCTTGTTGGCTTATTTGGAATAAAAAGAATACAGGTAACTTCGCTGATGTTGAGATGGCATGGACTAGCTTTAAGACTGGTGCAAAACTGTATGATTACTTATGGAACGGATTATCAAGAGAGGGTGATAGAAAAAGTGAGTTAGTATCAAGAGTACATCCGACACAAAAACCAGTAGGACTTCATGTTTCAATTCTTAAAGATTATTCAAAGGAAAACGAATTGATAGTTGATGTGTTTGGGGGAAGTGGAACAACTCTCATAGCTTGCGAACAAACCAACTGTATATGCTACATGATGGAGCTTGACGAAAAATACTGTGACGTGATACGAAAACGCTATGCTAAATTCATAGGTAAGGAGGACTCATGGGAGATAACGACACCATTGATACAAGCGTAAAAAACAATGAAATATCAAAGGCACCTGTAGCTGGATTTAACGTGCATCCAGAGAATATAAACAGGAATGGTCGTCCACCTAAAGGTCATTCTATAACAGAAACAATTAGAGCAATGATGGATGAACGACCTGAAATTAAGAAAGCTCTTGCTGCTAAGGTATTACAGATGGCAAGTGAAGGTGATATAACAGCCATGAAAACAATATGGAACTACCTAGATGGTATGCCAACACAAAAACAGGAGATAACCGCAGATATATTCAATGTTACGAGAGGATTAAATGATACCAGTCAACATGTTCGCTCCGACGAGCCCACACCAGAAACAGAGACTAATTCTTGATGATCCATCAAGGTTTAAGATTGTTCGTGCAGGGCGTAAGTTTAGAAAAACCAGTTTAGGTATTAGCTGGCTATTTGAGAATGCAATCTTAACTCCTCAAACAGTACATCCCTATATAGCTCCCAATAGAATACAAGCTAAGAATATTGCATGGGATGACCATGTAGCGAGAGTTCTCACAGAGTTAAGAATTAAGAAAGTACCTCATCAAGTAAACGAGACGGAATTAAGTGTAACCTTCCCTCATGGTGGAAAGATTCAACTATTAGGTGTGGAGAATAAAGAAGCACTCCGAGGAATTAGTAATTGGGGATCTATATTTTGTGATGAGTACGATGATTGGCAGGATGATATATGGCCTACTATTATTCGACCTAATCTAATGGTTCATAAAGCTCCGGCTATCATCTCAGGAACTCCTAAAGGGTTTAGAAATATGTATCGGTTAAGTCAAAAGCCTGAGTTTAAAGAATTTCACTTCACCTCAATGGATAACCCTGATCTTGATTTAGAAGAGTTAAATTCAATGATTGAAGAGTATAAAGGAGAGGGTGAGGATTACTACCGACAAGAGATATTAGCTGAATACGTCAAGCCTGTGGGTGTTGTGTATAAAGAATGGGCAATGAATAACTTTAAAGAGATACCATACGATGTATCACTTCCCCTCTATGTGACGTTTGATTGGGGTGTGAATGATCCTACAGTGGTTATATGGCTTCAAATGAACGGATCAGAACTACGTGTTATAGATTACTACGAGGCTAAGGATGCAAACATAGAACACTTTGTTTCAGTGATAAATGCTAAACCATATAAGAAGCCGGATATGTTCTGTGGTGATCCTGCGGGAAAGGCGAGGACGTTAACTACAGGAACTTCCCCAATAGAAATGCTAGGAAATAAGGGGATTTATGTTAAGACAACTGATGGAGTGACGATAGAAGAACAAGTACGAATAAGTCATACATTTATACCCTCTCTTTATATCTCAACAAAAGCTGATAGATTTAGAGAATGTATTTTAAATTACCGGTATCCAACTATGGGAGTTGAGAAACGATCTAAACTAAACTATGAAAATGAAATACCTATACATGATGAGTTCTCACACGCCATGAGAGCATTTGAGTACTTCTGTGTCAATATACGAGGCGTAGTGTCCCGTCCTGTATACAAACAACCTTCCCGTGGCCCCCTTGTCTATGGTAGACGTTGAAAAGATGTGATATATAAGAAAGAGAAACTACACGGCATACTCTCGAAGTTATGCCAGACAAAAAACCAAAAAGCCTTAGAGCTTTAGAAAACACAGAATTAGCGAAAGACATTGTTAATAAATTCACCTCAACAGTTGCCTTTAGAACTCCCTATAAAAACAAATGGGATAGATTCTATAAGATGTACCGTGGTGTATTAGATGAAACTAACTACCCGTGGCAGTCTAATATTTGGGTTCCCCTCTCTTTTTCAACGATTGAAACCGTAGTACCTCGATTAGTGTCAAATAGACCTCAGATAGATATATTGCCTCGTGAACCTAATGATGAGAAATACGCTCAGATAATGTCTAAGATTATAGATTATCAATGGGATCAGATGAATATGAACGTCCTTTTACCTGAAGCGGTGAAAGAGATGTGTATTTATGGAACCGTTATCTTAAAAGCATTTTGGTATAAAGAAGAATCAGATGTTATTGATAAACAGATGGTTGATGATGAGATGCCGGAATTAGGACAAGTTGAAGTAGAAGAAAAGAAAACTATTTATAACGCACCAAAGGTAGAAGTAGTTGATCTTTACGACTTCTTTGTCGATCCAAAGGCTACGACAATAGATAACGCTGAATGGGTGATTCATAGATCAATGAGAACGATAGACTACCTTCATGAAATGATGGAGGATGGAAAGTATAAGAATATTAAGCTCTTAGAAGACGAAGCAACTTCATTTGTGGGTACTGATGACGAAAAACAACAAAGAAGGTCAACAATAGGCATCTCAATGCCCGTAGAACAGAACACAGATAAGTTGATTGAAATACTAGAATACTGGACGGATGAACGAGTAATAACCGTAGCCAATCGAAAGATCATTATCCGAGATCAAGAAAACCCCTTTAGACATGGTAAAAAGCCTTTTATTAGTTGTGTGGATCAAAAAATACCTCATGAGTTCTATGGAATGGGAGAACTTGAACCAATTGAAACCCTACAGTATGAATTAAATGACCGAAGGAATCAGAGAATGGATAATGTAACCCTTATCCTCAACAGAATGTGGTTGATTAAGAATGGTCAGAACGTAGATGAGGATGAATTAGTAAGTGATGCGGGCGGTGTAGTACACACAGATGACATTAACGCAGTACAACAGTTAGTCCTTCCCGATGTGACAAGTTCAAGCTATCAAGAGGAAACAATTATAAAAGCTGACATACAACAAACATCAGGTGTAACAGATTTCACACGGGGAATGTCCTCGGATGCGCTAGCGAATGACACAGCAACAGGAATCTCACTTTTACAAGAAGCTTCTAACGCACGATTCAGACTTAAAATCCAAAACATTGAAGACATGATGCTTAAACGATTGGGTGAGATGATGGTCTCAATGAACAATCAATTCATGTCAGATGAAACAACTATTCGTATTGTAGGAGATGAAGGTAAGTCATTTGAAACGATTAAACCTGAGGATATTAAAGGAAACTTTGACGTATCAGTACAAGCTGGTTCAACAATACCAGGTAATGAGTCAATCATGAAGAAACAAGTCATGGAGATGTATAAGTTATTCGCCGGAGATCCGGAAGTCGATCAACGAGAATTAAAAAAGATGGTGCTTAAAGTCGTTAACCCGAATGTTAATTTTGAGAAGTTGTTTGTTAAACAAGAAGCATTGACACCACAACCTCCACAACCTACGGGAATGGATATGGCTCAAGCTTCAACACCAACACCTACAGGTGAACTGATGAGTGCAAATGCACCAGTACAGGCATAAAAATTGACACTTCATAAAAATATGATAGATAGTAAACAAGAAGCCTTAGAAGCAAAAATGCGTCTATTGAACGCCAGTAAGATGATTGAACGTCTTACAACTGATGAGGCATTTATCTACTTACTCGATAAGATAGATGAAAAAGTAAAAGCTTCCAAACAAGATCTAGAATCTTCAAAGGACTGGAATGACTTTGTTGAGAAACGAGGTTATAACAGAGGATTACAAGCTCTCAGATCCGAGGTTGACACGATCATATCTCGGGGAAAACAAGTAGAGCGATCATTAAAAATTTAATTAGTCGTGAGCCTTTTGCTGATTGGGAATTTATAACCGTGTAGTTTCGCCGTTTATTTTATCCCTATCAGCACAAAGCTCATGACGAAAGGAATATATGGAACCAACAACCAAAGAACCCGTTGCCTCCGTTGACGAGAAAATCGCTCAATTGGAACAAGCAACAAACAAAGAATTGGCTGGCGAAGTAAAACCTGAAGCTCAAAAGGCTGAGGAAGTAGTTGTAGAAGCCCCTGAGGAAGGACAAGCTTTTAAGGAACTACAGG